CTACTGACTTCGATGTCCAGACTTTGGCAAACGAAGATGCTGCTCTTGAGACCCGTTCAATGGGCGCTCAGATGCTTGTACACAACATGCTTATTGACCGTGAAAAGGACTTCGTGTCTAACTTCTTCGTTGATAACGTATGGGGTACAAACTGGGATGGTGTTGCATCCGGTGGCGAAGGTGCTACTGCAACAGTTAACTGGGATGACTACACTAACTCTACACCTATCGTAGATATCCGTCGTCTTTCCACAGCTATCCAGCTTAAGTCAGGTGGTTTCAAGCCTAACACAATGGTTATGTCCAAGTCAGTATATGACGTACTGATGGATCACCCAGACATTATCGCCCGTATTAATGGTGGTGCTACTGTCAACAACCCAGCAATGGTTTCTAAGTCCAAGATCGCAGAGATGTTCGAAGTTGAACGTCTGTTCGTTATGGAATCTGTAGAGAACACTGCTGCTGAGGGTGCTGCTGAATCTAATGCCTTTATCGGCTCTGATGCGGTACTGTTGTGCTACACACCTTCCTCTGCTGGTCTGCGTACTCCTGCTGCTGGCCTCACCTACGCATGGAACTCTCTGCCGGGTGTTTCTAACTTGGGTCTGACCGTTGAGTCATTCACAGGTGACTTCCTGCGTGTAGAAGGTATCGAAGAGGAAATTCACGTTAAGATGGCATACGACATGAAAATTGTCGGTACTGACTTGGGTGGTTTCATTAACTCCGCTATCTCCTAACCTAAACTAATTGCTGGTGGCCCTCGGTTGTAACTATCAGGGGGCCACCCCTAAATAATAATAATCAATAGTAAGGAGCATACCTAAAATGGATGCAAACTATAAGCAATATATGAAAGACAATGCTTTTGGGTGGCAGGTTGATTGGCCTGTGTTCGTAAAGCAACCCTTCTTTATGTTTAACAAGCAGTGGAAGGCAGGGGAAGAGTTCAACTGGACAGATCAACCTTGTCGTAGTGAGGACTTCCATAATCTGTGTTTGAAGGTTATGACCTTGTTTAACACTAACCGACTACACCATGACCGCGCTCGTGAAGTGCAACAAAAAGTAGGTGATCGTCTTGGTGAACTAAACTCTGATGAAGTATACCAGCTTATTCGTAAGATGAATGATGTACTCAAGAAGCGTTGTGTTACAACTAAAGAGTTCCAAGATAAACGAATTAAGCAATCAAAGATTTTAGAGAAGCAACGTGGTATCCTTAGATCGTGGATTAACAGGAACCATTGGGCTTTAGACGAGTACACAGCTATTCGTGATGATCTTCTTGATCGTGCTAATAGTAAGTACATCACAGAAGAATAAACTCAAGGGGACGCTAAATGGCATTTAGTTACGATGAAACTACTCTTAATACCACAACTGCCAGTGGTAGACTTAATGTCGTTAGGCTCTTGGTAGGAGACACTAACCATCTTGATGCTCAAGCGCAGGACGAAGAGATTAATTTCTCCCTAGATCAAAGTGGCAATAACGTATATGCTGCTGCCTCATGGGTAGCCAAGGTTATTTCTGCTAAGTATGCCCGTTTGGTTGATGTAGAACTAGATGGTCAAATCTCAGAGAGCTACAGCCAGCTACAGAAGCACTATGGTGATCTTTCCTCAGAACTAGAGTTTCAAGCTAAGTCTGTCTCAGGTAGTCTTGGCTTTGCTGCTGGTGGGACTTCTAAGTCTCGTATGTCCACAGTCAAGGACAATACCGACAGAGTTAAATCCCTAATTGAGAGAGACCAGTTCTCATTCTTGGATGCAGATTACACTGGGGAGTATTAAGATGCTGTCCCGTAATATGCAGACCCTTATTGAGAGGCGCGGACAGGCTTGTACACTGCGTAAGAAGTCTTCTGGCACATACGACCCCTCAACAGGCTCCCTTGGCTCTGTAGTGGACACTGACGTTACTGTGATGGCTTACTTTGCTGACTATAACCTAGATGAAATGGGGAACGACAGTATTCTCATGGGGGATCGTAAGGTTGTTATTGCTGCATATGATACCTTTGGTACTGCTACTCCTGAGCCAGATAATGAGGATCAAATCCTAACTGTTGGTGATACTGTAGTGATCAAGTCAGTGCAGAAGCTCTATAACTCTTCTACTCTAGTTTGTTACATCTGTCAGGTGAGAGAATGATGCGGGTCTATGTAAACCAATCCTCTATCAAGGGTAAGATACAGGATACTATGGATGACACAGAAGAGGAACTAAAGAGAAGGCTAGTTGATATTGCTGGCACCTTAAGTACCCGCACTCCTGTCTCCACTGGTGCATATGCTGAAAGTTTCTCTGTTGATACTGCTGGTGGTAGGTCTATTCGTAGGGTTTCCTCAGAAGGCAGAGAGTGGTATAGTGCCGACCTAATAGCCTCGCAAAACACAGCCTTCACTAATATGACAAACGACATTAACGCCATTGAAGTGCTAAAGTTTAATAAAGTACAGTTCAAGAATGGCGCACCTCATGCAGCAGAAGTAGAAGCAGAACATCAAGTATTTGGTGCAGCTAAGGATAGGTTCAGGTAATGGCTAGTATATATGAAGAGATAAGAGCAACCTTCGAAGTTAACCTTAATGCTGTAGTAGGTCTCCCAAGTGTTGCATGGGAGAATGTCAGCTTTAACCCAACAACTAACTCACCCTACATTAAAGTTAGAATGGTCCCCTCTCTAAGAGAACCTGCTGTACGTGGCCTTAACCCCCAGATGTACTACCAAGGTTATTTCTTAGTTGAGTGCTGTGTACCGGAGGGCAGTGGGCCAGCAGCAGGGGATGATCTAGCAGACTTAATCCTAGACGCCTTTGAGGCTACAACTGACATAACTAACGACGGAACCACCCTCTGTATCCGATATGCTGAACGAGACCTCGGTATTCAACAAGGCTCACACTATTGTATCCCTGTGCGGATAGGATGGTATATCTATAACTAATACCTCTAAGGAGACTAACAAATGACATGCACTGCACAAGGCTCACGCTCTAGCCTATCCTATCTGACGGAGGTTACGTATGGTACTACACCAGCGGGCAACTTTCAAAACCTCCCATTTTCCACTCAATCCCTTAACCTCACTAAAGAACGCCTACAAGGTACAGACATTCAAGCTGACCGTATGCCTCGCGTTGATCGCCATGGCAACCGTCAGACTGCTGGTGACATTGTAGTTGACCTTCGTGAGGGTGAGTACGACGCCTTCCTAGAATCTGTTATGCTTGGTACTTGGGATAACACCCCTGTCGGTCCAGATGAACTTAAGGTTGGAACTACACCTAAGTATTTCTCTATTGAAGACTATGCTGCTGATATTGACCAAGCGCGTTTGTTCCTCGGTCAGACAGTAAGCTCTATGTCTGTTTCCCTTGCCCCCAACCAGATGGTTACAACAACCTTCTCTATGATTGGTAAGGACATGACTATCAGTGCAACAGAGAAAACACAAAATGCCTCTGCTGGTGCCGTACCTTTTGATGCTTACTCTGGTGACTTGTCCATTGGTGATGTAGGTTCTGCCTCTGCTTCTGCTATTGTTACAGCAGTAGACTTCACAGTAGACAATGCGTTCCAGCCTAGTTTCGTTATTGGTGATGACGGTCCTGTCTGTCTTAACTATGGGTCAGCCACTGTTGAGGGTACGTTTACTGCCTTCTTCGCTGATGCAGCCCTGATTAACCGTTTCTTGGATGAGACAGAGACAGCCCTTATTGTATCAGTCAACGATCCTGAGGGAGCCAATGAATACACGTTTGAGTTCCCTAAGATCAAGATTAACTCTGCTGACACATCAGTATCTGGCCCAGAAGGTCGCTTTGTAGAATGCTCTTTTGTAGCACTCTATAATGCCACAGAAGGTAGCAACCTCGTAATCAAGCGCCCAGACACAACGTAATCCTACTTATGTAGGTAGGTGGGGGTGGCTTGTCGGGTGGCTGCTCCCACTGTTAAACTAACTTAACCCGAATGAAACAACTTAACCCGTAACACTAAGGAATACCCGAATGGACCTGTCCAAAATTATCCCGACCTCAGATGAAATTGAAGTCACACTTGTTTACCCCGGTACTGATAAGGTACTAGAGAATGATGATGGTACACCCATGACCATTACTCTCTATGCTCCACATACGAAAGAGTATAAAGCTGGTGTATATGAGCAAGCTAATAAGCGTATCAAAGAACAACAGAAAGAATTTACTGTACAAGATTGGGAAGCCTCAACCACTGACCTCCTGATTAAGTCTATTAAGTCTTGGGATATTACCTTTGATGGTGAGAAACCTAAAGCTACTAAAGCCAAGGTTAAAGAGGTTATCACTTCTAAGGCTGGCTTCTGGATCGTAGACCAACTGCAAGATAAGGTTAATTCCTTTGAGGC